ATAGTTCATGCCATCGGGCCTCTAGCCATCACGCCTTTGGTGGCTGCACCTGTTCCACGAATTTTGATGCCAGTAGTTTTTACTTCATCGTTAGAACCAATGCTCACTCCGTCCATAGGAGTCCAGTCCTTTTTGCGGGGCATAGGCGCTTTGTCGCGCATCTTTACACCAGCCTTACCATCCATAGTGTGCGGTTTGGCATAGACGCTGGCATCGCCAACTTCCTTACCCATTACTTTTTTAGAAAATCCCATTATTTTCCCCTTGAAGATTTCATCTGGTTGGCAACCTTAGCCATGCCACGACCCAATTTACGCATTTGCATATTGGTCTTGCCGCCCTTGGCAAATTTAGTCATAGGCTGACCGGGGTGCAGCTTTTTCTCATGCTTATGCACAGCACCAGCAATCATTTTCTTATCTTGTTTTAAGTCCGCTTTATCCATTTTTCGCTCCTAAGTTACGCTAACCGTTACTGTACCAACACTTGTCGTTCCCACCAAGTTATTTGGTGTTAAAGGCACATCAAATTCACTCGATCCACCTACTGGATACCAGCCCCACTGGATGTCCCTAGAACCTCCGGTTGGATAACCACCAAAACCAGATAGGTTGTCCTGCAATCCATTCACACCAGCAGTGACGTATGTGCCGTCATTACGTGGCTCCATCACAGCCTGCGGATCATCAACTGGATACATACCTAGTTGCAACTGAGGCTGATCTGGATCCCAGCACTCAGGACAAACTTTAAGGTCGTACCGCTTTGTCTTGATGATTTCCTTCTTTAACTCCTTGAGTTTGTAGCGCTGACCACAACGGTCGCACATGGCAATACTGTATTTGCCAGAAGCAAATCTATTGCCCATTACAAAATCCTTCCCTTGGTTTTACCCCTTTGGGCTACACCATCCGCACGGCTAGAGGCTGAAACCATCCCGCCTTTTTTAAACCCTTTTGGCACAGAATAATATCTTTCGCCACGTTTTACAATCTTTGATCCACGCTCATTTTCTGCCGCTTCTGCTTTGTTAAAAGTTTGGTGACCCCTACCCTTTAACAAAACATAGCTATCTTCTGGTAAATCATTGGCTATGCGCTCATCGTCTGATGTTGGGGCAACAGAACCCCAATGTTCGCCCTTTTTCTTTGGCTGCATTTTGTAAGCGAGGGCTGTTTCATAATCAAAATCTTTACCCTCTGGATCAAATAACCCAGCCATTAAGCGCTACCTCCTCCAATGAATGATTGACGAGGAACAAACCTAATCGCTGCCTTCTCTCGGTCTTCACCAGCGGCAAGATTGAATTGCTCGTCATACATATCTTTAAGCATTTGCACCCGTGGCATCAGTTCAGGAACCTTGGCTGCAATTTGATAGGCTAATCCTGCCGCAGCGGCGGGTAGGAAGCGAAAATTCATATCGCCAGTCTGTATACCAGCCCCAGCATCTTGCACGCGCCGTAGCCGCCAATAGATCAATTGATATGGGGTTGAGTTATCTGGGGTAGGCCAAACAGTCACAGCAGGGAGTTGAGGAACATACACCGAGATGCCCGCTGTATGGGCTGCTGCCGTCGTGTCGTTCTGCGCCCTTGAACATACATATAGGGTATTCCCTGTAATGTACTGATAGTAGATAGTCTCATTATCTAATTTAATGTACCCAGCCGCAGCCAGTCCAACCGTGGTACTAAGGGTTATCTCAGTAGCGGTGGAGTTAATGCTGGTTGCTAATGTAGAGTTAGCGGGGTTAGTCTCGCCAGAGTTCCTTTGAACAAAGATCTGGATAGGACGAGCCTGCTGTAATTTATTGGGGATCGTGGCATAGGTCGAAGAACTAATGCGAGTGATCGTTAAATCTGACTGTGTGCTGGCGCTGTTAGCCCCAGTACGGATTACGTGATCCATTAGGTCAATGGTATCTGTCGGGGTTGGATACGTGTTTAAACCTGCAACCAGATCGATGGAGCCTTGCTCAATCGTCCACATGTTGATCCCCCTGTTTTGCCACTCAATGGTTAACAGGTTCATTGATCTGCGTGCGGTTCTTAGGTCATATCCTGAACGCATTTCCCGTCCAGCGCGTTCCCACGCTTCTTCCGCTAATTCGGTGAAGTCAAGGTTAAATGCGGTACTGCCGGAGGTATATGCCATTATCTAAATCCTGCTGTTTTCTTTGCTATACCCTTGGGTTGAGCCACAAACTGTTTGCCCTTGGCTTTACCTGCACGCTTTGCCTTGGTAGTTGCCGCATACTCTTTAGAACTTAAAGACTTAATTGCTGCTTCTGGCAAGTAACGCTCACCAGTTTTTGACGACGGCTTTCCCGACTTGGTACGCCATTTCTGATCGCCCCAGTTTTTAAGGGATTGCTGAGGAGCTTTCAATCTCGATAGCCTCCACCTGCCGCCTTGTACTTCTTGGCTACAAGTTGGGCTTTACGGGCTGACCACTGACCTGCGCCAGTGCCTTGGGTCGCTGCTGCTTTTACTTGAGACACAATCCGCTTACGCAGACTAGGTTTTGTGTAATTTCCGGCAGCATTGACCTTACCGCCTTCAGCATACTCCGTGAAGTCGGTATTGTCCCGTCTAGCCTTACGCTTCGGGCCGGGCATTTTGGAGGGGCTAACAGCCCCCATTCCTCGGCTTGCCATCATATCTATTCCTTAGATGATGCGGCCTTTGGTCTTGCCGCGCTGGGCAATACCATCAGCACGTTTAGATGCATTAACAGAACCGCCTTTAGCAAAACCAAGGGCAGAACGGAAACGCTCATTCACAGAGCGGGTATCGGTTTTACCGCTACCTGATCTAGATTTTTCACGGCTTTCCTTCATACGTTCAGCCAAAGACATCTTGGTCACATCAGGAGAAGAGGTTTTCTTCATGTCGGCCATAGCCTTAGAAGCATCCTCTGGATACTCAGGATTAGATCTACGTCCTAAACCGCCACCATAAGTGCCAGAAGCGCCAAGGGATGGAACACTTGCTCCATACTGGGTCGATTTGGGCTTTGAGGGAGGAACGCTCATCTCAAGCGCTGGCATTGCTGGTTTTGCTTTTGGCTTTGGTGCAGATGCCTTATCGCGCATCGATTTGAGCATTGCTTCACCCTTGGCTTCATCAGCAATAGACTGAGATTCCTCAGACTTGTTTGCAGCCTCTAATGGATCAATGTCTCCACCAGCTTCATAACGTTTCATCTTTTTCATGGTAACTCCTTAACAGTATTTCTTAGCCATGCCACCAGATTTCATGCCTTTGTTTCCGGGCATAGAGATCTGTTTGCCTTTAGTTTTGCCTTTGGCAGCAATGCCATTAGCAGACTTGTGACCAGCAGCCAAGCCACCAGTCGCCATTTTCTTCACGGCTGGGCCACCCTTTTTCATCATTTGGGATTTGTCCATAGCCATCTCAGCCTTAGAGCCTTCTTTCATGCCCTTTTTCTCAACATCTTTGCCAGATTTTTCAAACATGCCCATCTTGCTAGGCTTCTTTTTAGCCATCATTGCCATAAATCCGGGGTTCATTTTGCTTGCCATATCTCCACCTTGTTTAAACGTTTTGCCTTTATCGGCGTTACTGAAGTCTTTCCCAACGGATTGGGAAACGCCTGCTTTCTTGGCGAACGCTGGGTTGTGAGCCACCGCTTCCATGAAATTGTGTTGCTTCTTGCTAGTGCTTGGCATTATCTTCCCGCCTGAATAAGTTGATCAATCTTTGCTTCAAGGCGATTGAAGCGCTGGTCAATGTGGTCAGTAATGCGCTGAATTTCTGTTTGAGTAACGTAATCACGGGCTACCTCCTCACGGGTTATGTTTAAAAGGCGCTCGACACGCTTAATGTCCTCGCCCATATCCTTTACTTGACTGAGTTTCTCCCGCATGAAGAAGCCAAACGCTCCCATCAAAATGGATAAAACTGCCGACCAAATAAGGTTTGCATCCATTAACAAATTCTCCCTTTGGTCTTACCTCTTTGGGCAATTCCATCAGCAGCCTTTATAAAACCGCCTTCAGCGCAGTTCCATGCCTTTAGGCTCTTATTGATCCTAGAGTTCGGGTCGTTCGCTGTTTTTGCGGATGTCAGTTTCTTTTTCATCCCACTCATCCTTGCACAGAAAGAGTCGCGCCTTGAGCCGCCTTCTGGTTGAGGCGGTTTCAAGTTCATGCCTTCTTTCTTCGCAGAGGCTCGGCCCTTGGCGTTTAAACCGCCATTCGGATTCTTTCCTTCTGCTCTCTGCCATGCGGGACTAGCCATTTGCAACTTTCAGTTGAGGCTTTGCATGCTCCTTTAACAAAGGACGCAAAACATCTTTCTCAAAGTCTCTAGTGAATTCTTCTGTGCCAATGTGCGGCAGACTGATCATTGGGTCTAAGTAAATCTTAAATCCTTCAGTCCTTGCTCTCAAACAGAAAGCATAATCTTCGCCAATGTATTGACCATCAAGAATCATAAAGTCGAATATGGCGTGTTCTATTTCGCCGTCACCATCGCCTTTGTATTCCCATTCTGGATGCTTCTCAATCATGTGTTCAAACACATGGCCGCGCACAAGCATGAAGCCAGCGGAAACACTATCAACACCCATCAATCCATGAACGTCAAACTCTAACTGACCATCTTCGTCTAGATAAAAATCTAAGAAGAATTTGGCATCTTTAGATCTGCGTGGATACGATCCAGCCACAACATCTTTGTCTGATGATAGGGCTAATAGCCTAGTAACAGCATCTGTGTTAATCACTACATCAGCATCTACAAATAAGAAGTCTGTGCAATCTGATTCCATAAAGTTACGGACTAATTTGTTCCGTGCTTTAGTAATGATTGAACAGCCAGATATGTGTACGAGGCTTAGTCGTACACCCATCTTGTCTAACTTAGGCACGAGTTCAGCAATGGCAAAAGCAGTTCTGATGTTTACTTTGCCATCGTAACAAGGGATCGCAATCATTAGCTTGCGACCAATTAAGTTAAAACTTTTATCAGCCATAGAAAACATTGCAAGCTACTACGTTAGACATATATGCATAGATGCCGTTTACAGCTAATACGCCGTCTTCTGGAATAAGCGGAGCATTGTTAAAAGTATCACTAGCCGCCACATCATATGTCATCAACCAGCGGCTTGAATACACCATTGCTGGAGAAGCAGTAATAGTTCCAGAGATAATGTCTGTAACCGTAAACGTGCTTGAATTAGTGACTGTTACCACATAGTTGCCATTGGTAGCTGTACCGCCTGTTCCTGCGGCAAAGTCAATACCAATAACATCACCATTTGCAAGTCCATGCGCGGATTGAGTGACGGTTACGGTAGTTCCAGAACGACCATAAGTAGCAGTAGTTACGGGTGCGGTAGTAGTATCAAATAACGCAACAAATCCAGCCGTAGCTGAACCAGTAAAAGAAATGCCTCTTACACGATTGCGTCCAAGAACCAAAAAACCACTACCGTTTAGGTGTGCTTGTTTTACATTAGTCTGATTCACAATTAATCTCCTTGTTTAAACATAGGAGCCGAAGCCCCTGAGATTAATTAAGCTTGGCTTGGGTTAGCAGAGCCGTCTGAATCACGAACGATGTACTCAACAGTAACAGTGATCGTACCAGCGGTAGCGTCAGCAGTGGCTGCGGTAAAAGTACCGTAAATGATTGCATCAGTTGTGCCGATGCTGTCATAAAAACCGGAAGTGGCCGCTGCAATTGTGGCTGGAGAAGTTTGAACCGCCGAAGTTCCGGTGTTGACCGAAGTCATGTACAGGTTAGCCGTGCCAGCGCTACCAATAGTAACGCCGCAGTTAGTTGCGCCAGTTAGGGCAACATTAACCTCAAGACCAAAGCGAAGAATCTTAGCGCCAGCGGGCAGAGTAAACATCTGTTGTGCTGCGGGGCTTGCCAAAATTACGGAAGTAGGAGCTGTATAAGTCTGGGCAACAGTAGTTGCACCCATGTTACGAATAGTTCCAGCGGTAGTGCCAGTGGTGTTTTTGACTGTACCCAATAACCAAGGGCCAAGGTGTGTTGCGAATCCCATGAGGATCTCCTATACATGCGTTATAGCGTATCAATCTGCATGAAGTCAGCCGGATCTGTTTGATACACCGGGTTTTCCGGAATGCCTATTTATACCATGATGTTTAAACATAGGCAAGAAAAAAGGGAGCTTGTGGCCCCCTTTTTTTACTTCTTTATTAAGACGAACCGGGTGATCCGAAGATACCTAGTGGGTCTGACACGCCGAAGCTATAACGCTCACGAGCCTTGTAACGGACGTTACCAGTGTCGAAGTCTCCATCCATGCCATTTTGCAATGGGGTACGGATAAAGTGCTTCAGACCGTTAGGCACATCAGTCATCAAGAACCAAGCGTTGGTGTCGGTCAAATAGTGGTTAACTGTGTAACCCTGTGGTATTGAACCGTTGTTCTTCAATGCGTTGATGTCGTTATCGGTAGTACCGACGCGCAACTCAGTCTCTAAGAGGCGAGTAGCAACGAACATCAATGATGGAGGAACAATCAATTTCTTGGGCTTTGCAGCGATCAAGAGTCCGCGCTCGTCTGTCCAACCAGCGATTTGAATAACAGCGTTTTCCAACGATGTTTCATTCAAGTCAGCGCCAGTAGTAGGACGATTGCTGTTGGTGCCACCAGAAATCAATGGATGGGCTGTTGAGCAAAGCACAACGCCGTCACCGTAGGTAACGCCAGTGGTGAACGCATTGTTCAACACATAAGCGGCCTTGACCTGCTTGGTGTAAGCCATTCCACGGGCCAAAGCCTTGGTATAGCGGCTTGACAACGAGTCATACAAGTTGTCTTCCACTGCTTCTTCAGTGATGGAGAAGCCCATAGCGATGGTTT